TTACCAGACTCAGTGATGTCAAAGATAATAAAGCTGTATGAGCTTAATGGTCTTCCATCAATAAGTGGGTTTTCAATGTCATTAGTATGTAGGTTATCAAATGCAGGATTTAATACAAATCTTACGTTTGCCAAGAAAGGAATCACGTAAGAAGTGAATGCATATCCAAAACCTAAGTCCATTCCACTACCAGTTACCATACCAATTTGATCAGTATTAGTTACATAAGCAGTTCCAAGACCTGCAGCTTCTTTAGCAATTGCATCATTAACAAGCTTCATACCACCAATACCAGTCTGAACAATTAATGTTCTTTGTGGATCTGGTCCTTCTAATTCAACTTTACCTTGGTAGAAGTTGTAAAGCTCAGTTTTAAACATATCTAAGCTGAAAGAAGACTTGTTATAGATTCTCTTGTAAGAGTTGTCTAATTGCTTCCAAAGACCAACTGACATTCTAATGTCATCTGGACCGTCTTGTCTAACTCTACCACCGTGACCCCACATTAAGTAAGTTTCAATGTCACTAGCAATTTTGTTAAGGTGTGCTGCTTCTAAGTTAGTTAAGAAAGTTCTAGATAATGAACCATTATCAAATGCTCTCTTCACGTAATCAGCACCCATGATCTCTACCATGCTCTCTAAAGAAGATACAGAAGGATCAACGTCTTGGTCAAATGTTCTCCAAATCTCAGTTACAGGAATAGAACCGTCAGCATTCATTCCTCCTTTAAGCATTAAGTCTGCTCTTGAAGAAACTGAATAGTGAACGTGTGCTTCAGCTCCTCCTACAAAGTTGTAGAATTCTCTAAAACCAGTTCCTGTTTGAATATCTGAAAATCTTTCACCATACTCACCTCTAGCAGAACCTTTTCTAAAGAATTTAGTTCCTGAAGTTAAGTATTTATCAGCTAGACCAGCAGCGTTATCATTGTTTACAAGTTGTACAGTATAAACAAATCCATCACCTGAAGGAAGAATATCATCCGCAGTAACGTAAAGTTCTTTACCATTGTACTTGTCATAAGTAATAATATCACCGTGACCAAATGCTCTCTTACTTAAGAGAATTTTAAAAGTTTTGCCATCTATACCTCTGATTAAACCGTCAGCGTCTGTAACACCATCAATTTTACCCAAAGAATATGGAAGGTCTTGTGCAATAGGAGTTTGCCATTTATACTCACCACGTGCATTGTCAACCATAATTGTATTCTGTCCACCAAATGAAGCTAACTGATACAAAGGCATTTCTACCTTTTGTGTCATTGCCCACAAATCAACAGGACCCATATCCATAGGTTCTGCAGATCCTAACATTGCTGTTAAGTGGTAAGAATCAACATGAGAACTAGCTTTGTAGTTTGTATCTCTTAGGAAAATCCCATTATTTAATACTGGAGTTGCCATAATTGATTATTGTTTTAAAGTTAATATTAATTTAATTAGTTTATGTATTCTATTAAGACTGTAGCTGCACCACCGGTCAATACCGCCCCTTGACATCTAAAGCCTATTTCAAGCTCTTCAGTTGCCAAACCTGTTGTAGTTAATGGGACTGCTGTTTGTATATCACCAGTTGCATCAATACCTGCTTCTGCAAACTCTGCAGCTTTAACATCTACTGTAGCACCTTTAAGGTATACATCAAAGTGTGTAAAAGAACCACCGTGTGCTAAAGCATCACCTACAAGTAATGTTATACTTTTAATTTTTGCTCCTTTCGGAATAGCACCTGTGCTCAACAATGTAGTTGAACCAGTTGCACCACCACCAGTTACTGCAAAGTTATATTCACCAGTCACTGTATGAATTTTTGGATTATTTGCCATGATTTAAAAATTTAGTTTAGTTAATAATTAATTTGATTGTTAAATTCTTTTAAAAATATTTTTATTACCTCTTGGTAATTTTCTTGTTTGCCTTTTTTGAGGTGTTTCTTCTTGTACAGTTGCAGCACTTGCTCTATTACTTTGTGCTGTTTTAAGTTTTCTTACTGTTTTTTCAACAGCTTTGTTTTCACCTATTTTCATAATGTTAGCTTTGTATCCTTTTGGATCAGCAAGTAACCATAATGCTTCAGTTACAATACTATAGTTTGGTTCAACAAACTGATACTTTTCTAACAAATGACCTAACAAGTTTGTATTTTGTCCACTAATTGAAGGATAAGCTGGGTTAACTAAACCATTATATAAGAAGGATTGCACTTTCTTATCTACTTTAATATCACCTACTTTACCATCTTTTAATGTATTATATACATTTTGCATATAGTTTTGAGAAGCTTGTTCTTGTTGTTTTCTCTTCATGTCTTGTTCTTGAAGCTTTCTAGCAACAACCTTTTCTTGCATCTTATCTAATTTAGGTTTAAACTTCATGGCTTGTTGCTCTAGTTTTCCTAAGTCAGACCATACTTCAATCTCTTCATCAATCTCTTCTTGTGTTCCATAACCAGTTGCAGATAAATATTCTCTAATTATATGCTTCTGATCTTTTACTTCTTTAACATTAAGATCTCTTGTTTCCTCAACAACTGATAATGCTTTAAATATTCCTTTAAGATCAGTACCTCCGTCTGCAACATATCTTGCTGCAATTTGAAGTTCCTGTGGTAAACTTTCAAAGAACTGTTTTGGAGTTTCTCTTCTTGCTGCATTTGCTTTTTCTTCTAAATTAGCTTGAATTAATTCTTGCCAATCTTTTGCAGTATAGTCTTCCAACTCCTTTCCGTCATCAAAAGCTAAAAGTTTTTCTTCATCAATTAACTTTTTGAAGACATCTGAAACTCCGCTGATTGGTTTTCTACCTCTCTTCTTTGTTTCAGTTTCTGCTGTTACTTCTTCTTCTTGTTGATTATCTCCTAAGATTTCATCAATTTGATCAGGAGTAACAGTTTCTTTTTTCTCTTCCTTTTTTTCTTCAACTACTTCAGACGTTTCTTCTGTAGCTTCTGGTTTTTCTTCTTCTTTAGTTTCTTCAGCTGCTGGTTTGTCAATAAATGACATATCAACATCTTTTTTTCTACTAAATACGTTAGGTTTTTTTGGTTCATCTTCTGGGAGTGTAATGGAGTCTGCTCCTGGTGCTCCGTTGAAAATCTCATCAAGGTTAACCTCAACCTTTTCTACTTTGGTTTCTACTGTTTTTGTTTCAGCCATAACTATTATTGGTTTTAATGTTAATGTTTACATATATAATATACTAAGTTTTTTTTATTTAAACCTTAAAAATTTGGAAATCAGTTAAAGTTTTTTGTAGTATATAGCTAAGTATATTATTCTTACTCTTTATCTTTGTCTTTTGGTGATTTTTGAACATCATATTTGTTCTTATTCTCTCTAGCAATTTCTAGATTTGTAGCTGCAATATCACGTTGAGTTTGTAATTTTTGTCTATCAATATCCATTTTTGCTTGACTCATAGAATCTCTTCTAATTGCTTCATCTCTTTTGAAGTCCATCTGCTCTCTATATTGATCTCTTTTTTCCATATCTCGCATTGCATCACGGAAATCACTTTGCTGATTTTCATCAATATCAGTTTGTGCACCATAACCAGCAGCTCTAATTTCAGCAACCATAAGATCATTCTTACGTTCTTCAGCAGCTTGTGAAGCTTGGAACTCACGTTCTGCAGCTTTTTCTTTAGCTTGTGCTTCAATTTGTTGCTGTTGCATTTGCTGTTGCTGTTGCATTTCTTGTTGTCTTTGAGCTTGTTGTTTATCTTCAGCACCTTTAAGAATGTTAGAAACTTCTGCAATTGAATCAGCTTTAATAATACCACCAAGATCAAATATGCTTGCACCTGATGTATTATTAGTCATTGCTAATTGTTTAAGTTGATCTAATATAGATCTATGATTTGTTCTTGTTGTACAGAAAATATTAAAATCTCTCATCAGTAATTCTGTACCATTTATTTGAAAGTTTACTTTTTCAGCCTCACTAGAAATATAATTTAATCTAACACTTGGTTTTTTACTATGATAGTATTGTGACAAGTCTGTTCTCATCTGATGAACTCTTGGCATAAGATTATCAGAGTGTTGAATAAAATACATTTCTGTTTGTGCATATGATTGATTCATAGCTTGTGTTACACCTGTAGCAGTTTGTTGAGCAACTGGTGCACCTAATCTTTGTGGATTAACACCAATAGCATCAAAAGCTTGTTGTTTAAAATGATTAGCTAATTGTATTCTTGACATTAATCTTCCTGACTGTTCAAGATTTAATGTTTGATAATGATTAAAGTTTGTAGCATTTTCTGTATTTGTTATAGAAGTATCTAGTGGTAACATACCAAAGTCCTTCATAGCTACATATGCTTTTGCCATATTATTCTTACCCCAATCTTCACCCATTGAATGACGTGGTAATGCATTCTGATCAAACATAATTACAGTTCCTAGTTCATCTACTAGTATATCTGCAATTTGATTATTAACCATATTATATCCTACTTGATATGGTTTCATTAAATCTACTAAAGAAGTAGATCTTGTATTTCTATCTGAAAATACTCTTCCTTCAATAGGTAGTTTACAACCATAAAGATTGTTATCTCCTTTAAATTGAAACTGTACTCTACCTGGTTTCTTTTTATTTATACCTAAGTATATTGGATCAAAATCAGATGACATTTCTGTTCTCCAACTATGTGGTAAGTTTCTACCTATTTTTACTCCACCCCATACTTCATTAATCCATAACCAGTCAACATGTTCTCCCTCAATAAGATTATCTTTTGTTTTCTCTTTAAATAGATGTGTATTATAAATAGGTTTATGTGATTGTTTCCAATTCTCATCAATAATTAATTGTTCAACTTCACCATCAGGCATAACTCTAGTTAAATGTCCTACCTTTCTTTGAGTCTTCCAATATATTGTTGATACTCTTAAAAGATCAGTATTACCGTATGATGCAAGATCTTCTCCTTCTCCAAGAATTTGTGATACAATATCACCACCACCACCTGGATATTTATTCCAGTTACTCATAAATTGTCTATAACCTAATGAAGGAGATTGTGTATTCCATTTATGAGATTTAGTAGGATCATAAAATGAACCATCATTTTGAACAGGTTGATTCATATAAATAGCAGACTTAGCTGGATGTATTGATTCTAATGACTCTAATTGTTTTTTAGACATTAAATATCCATAACTATCAATTACATCTGATATTGTCATCATTTCACATTTACCTGCATAATTAGAATCAGATATATATCTTGTGTCTGGAGACTTTTGATAAAAGGTTAGTACTGGATTCCATAACTCACATTCATAATCATCCTCCATCATCTTAAAATGCCAGAACTCTCTATCACATATAAGCATATCACGGAAACCTCTTTCTTCTAATTCATGCATTTTAAATCTTTCCTCATCAACTCTTAATTGATGAGTAGCCCATTCTTCAACCATATTTCTATAGTCCTTTTGAAAGAACTCTTCTATTTCTGGTAATGATTTTAACTGATCAGGTGCAAGAGCTTGTTGTGCCTCTTCTCCTGAAAGATCAAGACCTTGTTCAATTAATTTTTGTTGAACCTGTACTGCAGCATCAGCTAATAAATTTTGTTCAATCATAGATCTTTTTTCTTCCATCATTTCATTATATGAAAGATCATCTACTGCTCTAAATTGAACTTTATTAAATCTTTTAGAAAATTCTCCTGAGAGAACATTAATTACGTTTGGGATTATAGGATAGAATTTTAATTCTAATGCTGAGTTATCTTCTTCTGTTAATACATCAATAAGTTCTGAGTATTGATTGTTCTCTTCAACAATATAATCTGTCTTATCAATAATACCTTTTGCTAGCTTGTAGTTCTTAAGAAGTTTTCTAGCATTCTTTCTTAAAAACTCCATACCTTGTTCTTCAAGCCAATCTAAATTCCATGCTGCCCAATCATTAGTTTTACGTTTTGAAGATAAAAACTGTACAGGTTGAGTTAGACTTGATGTAGCAGGGTATCTAGATTCTTTGGCTTTTGCACCATTTTTTAATTGAAGAGCGTTAAATACTTTCATTATTTATTTCTTTATATAGTAGGTAACATCTATATCACCGTATGTTGTAGAAGTTGTCCAGTACTTTTTCATTTTATATTTTTAAAGGGTGACTTTTTAAATTTATTACTTCTATTATTCTTTTTACCCCTCCCTAAATTCTTAAAAGGGCTCATAGATAATTTATACAAATTTCTTGAATTATCCAAGTTATTTGCTGACTTATCTTGTTCTTTACGTTTTAAATAGCCTCTATTAGACTGTTGAACCTTAGCAAACGCAACTAATGCAGAAAATGCAACAAGCCTATCTACGTTTAAACCAGGATAATATTGAGACATTTCTGTTAACAGCATAGGATCAGGTATTCTATCTATACCAAATGTTGAAGATATAACTTCTCCATTATCATCTAAATCTTCATCTATTACTTCTCTAATGTATTCTATTGCATAAGATATTAAATGATTTTTAAATAATGTTCCTGTATTTTTCCAACCATATTCTTGATATACAGTTCTATTTGAACCAAGATCTTTTAAAAATAATACTTGCTGTTTAGGTACAAGATACTTTTGTTTACGTTTAGCAATCATATGTTGTATAAATAATGATATATTGTTCTCAACAATAGTCCACGCTTTATACCACTCTATAATCTTTTCTAATTGCTCATGTGTTTTATTTATATCATCATATCTCCCACACCATGATGCAACAATTTTATCTTTTTCTATAAATGTTTCTGATCCATCTGGAGTTTCTCTTGTTACTTCTACAGGGTTTTTATAAACAAATATGCTACACAATGAATCTGATGTAGTAGTTTTACCTTCTGACACAGGGTCAATA